GTGTGCTCTTTATATTGTTTTGATTTATTCTTTTAAAAAAAAATTCGAAATAAACTTTATAAAAAATTTTGAAAATGGACATTTTTAAAATGTCCAATTCTGAAAATAAAAAAAAAGTTTTTTTGGACCCATTTTTGGAATGCAGCTTGTGACTGACATGCTAACAATGCCAATTTTGGATGACAATTTCGTTACTGCAAGGAAAAATAATTTCTTTGGCTAATATATAAGAATGTTTAGAACAAAAGCGAGCAGAAATGAGCCGTCAAACTCGCCAACATTTTGGTGCGAAGAGTGTGACTATAAGTGCTCTAAGAACAGTGATTATTTAAAGCACTGTTCCACACTGAAACATAAAAATAGAACAAAAGCGAGCAGAAATGAGCCGACAAACTCGCCAACATTTTGGTGCGAAGGTTGTGACTATAAATGCTCTAAGTATAGCAACTACGTTAGACATTGTTCCACACTGAAACATAAAAATAGAACAAATAGAACAACTGGCGAGTTTTCTCTATCAGAAAGTGCAAATAGTCATAATAATAATAGTATGACATGTGTATGTGGTAAGGAATACAGTGCAAGAAACAGTTTATGGTATCATCAAAAGAAATGTACCAAATATAATGGAGCTGTTATGAATACTGATATAGAGTGTAATGGAGATGATAGTAAAAATAGCACAAATGATAGTATTGTGCTACAGCTTCTACAGGAACAAAAGGCGATGAGAGAAGAAAATAAAGAGATGAGAGAAGTTATACAGCAACAACAAGAGCAACACAATAAACAGATTCAAGAACTACTTCCTAAGTTACAACAAATTACTACTATCAACAATACAACCAATAACACGAACAACAATACCACAAATAACACCAAGTTCAATCTCAATTTCTTCTTGAACGAGCAATGCAAAGATGCCATATCTATTCAGACGTTCATGAGGGAGCTCAATATCGGTATTAAAGAACTGGAACACATGGGTAATGTAGGATACTTACAAGGCATGATCTCTATCATGTCAAATACATTGTGTGCCATGGATATCTACAAGAGACCAGTTCATTGTACTGATTTAAAACGCGAGACCATATACATCAAAGACGGTGATACGTGGAAGAAAGACAATGCTAACAATGACGATCTTAAGAAGGTCATCGATGATGTAGCAGATGTCAACTATCGTAATTTACAGCTGTGGGAAACACAGCACCCAGAAGCATTCGAATGCGATACTCCAGATAACATAGAGTATTGTAAGATAGCATTGGAGAGTTTGGGAGGATGTGATAACAATGAGGAGCAGGCAGCATCAAAACTGAAAAAGATAGTCAAACATGTAGTCCGTGATTTATATGTCAAATAGTTATTCAAATGATATTAAATATATCTTCTAATATCATAATATGCGAGATACAGATTATTCAAATACCATTTTTTACAAGATCTATTGCAAAGTTCCAGAAATTACAGACGTATATATAGGACATACTACGAATTTTGTAAAGAGAAAAACCGGACACGAACAATCGTGTAATCATGAAAAAAATAATGGTTATAATTTAAAAGTTTATTCATTTATTAGACAACATGGAGGATGGGATAATTGGAAAATGGAAATTATAGGTTTTAAGTGTTGTAACAGCTTACGAGAAGCCTGTCAAGAAGAACAAAAGTATTATGATGAATATAATGCAACATTGAATTCAATCCAACCTGCAAAACATATTGTAACACCAATATTACTAACAGAAAGGGTAGAAGACGTACATAACGATAACAAATCGTATAAATTTATTTGTAAAACCTGCGACTTTAAATGCAATAAATTAAGCAACTACAATTTACATCTATCTACAATGAAACATAAAAAACTAACACATCAGGTTCTAACAGAAAAAATGTCAAAAAATGTCAACAGTATTAATAATAACAAATTATCGTCGTATATATGTGAATGTGGAAAGTCATACAGCGCTCGTAATAGCTTATGGTATCATAAAAAGAAATGCACTTATGAAACTACTGCGATGGACGACAAAACAGAGGATGTGAAACCAGCATTAATGGACTTACTACTCAAACAACAGGAAAAGCAACAAGAGGAAAACAACGAGCTTAAAAAAATGTTATTACAACGACAAGAGCAACACAATCAACAAATGAAAGAACAGCAACAACAAAATAATCAACAAATTCAAGACCTCGTAGACAGGATTCAACAAGCAACTGTTATCAATAACTAGATATTTCATGTTCTCCACATATAAGATTTCATAACTATATCAAATGATTATGAAATACATTAACAACAAAGACCTCTCTAGATACAAACAAGAATATTTTTAAGACAACGGAGAACATGAAAACCAATTTATCAAATACAGATTTAGTAATCATATAGAATGCCAAAATACACTTGTGAACGTTGTTTGAAAGAGTTCTCCCAAAAATCCCATTATGATAAACACCAAAATAAGAAGAAACCATGCCAAGACAATAAGACAAAGATAGAAGAAGTAGTAGAAAAAATAATAGATAAAAAATTGACTGCAAATGATGGTGAAAACACAGCCATAAATAAAATGGAATCTACAAAAAAAATTCAACAGATAATAAATGATGACTGTATCAAAAGAATGAAAGGAATGAAATCAGATAGTGTTGATATAATCATATGCGATCCTCCATATAACATTGGGAAGGATTTCGGAAATGATAGTGATAAACAAGAGATGGATAAATATCTCAGTTGGTGTGATGAATGGATAACAGAATGTATCCGCATATTGAAACCAAAAGGGACTTTATACATATACGGGTTCAGTGAAATATTAGCATTCATAAGAGTACGAATCAATATAAATGTGAGATGGATTATATGGCATTATACAAACAAAGTGACACCTTCGCTGAACCATTGGCAACGAACTCATGAAAGTATATTATGTTGTAGTAAGGAGAAGCCACATTTTAATCGGGATGAAGTGAGGGAGCCATATACGGAGACGTATTTGAAAAATGCAGCAGGAAAGGTAAGAAAGGCAACAAAAGGTAGGTTTAGTAACGGTGAAACCGAAACAGTCTATAACGCTCATGCAAATGGTGCTCTTCCAAGGGATGTAATAAAAATATCGGCATTGGCAGGGGGTGCAGGGAAGAAAGAGAGAGTGGATCATCCTACACAGAAACCACTACAACTATGCGAGAAATTAATAAAAGCGTCAAAAAATGGAGATGATACATTACTAGTAGTTCCGTTTGCGGGTTCTGGTAGTGAATGTGTGGCAGCAAAAAAGGAAAATATAAATTTTATTGGTTTTGAAATAAATGAAGAGTATGTAAAGTTGTGTAATGAACGATTACTCGGTTAGTTTTCGTTGAGAGATACCTAATAATCGGGTTTTTTTATTTTTTATTTTGCTTGTCAAATAATGCACGAAATCTCTCATAAACACTTTTTATTTTGATAGCATATATTTCGCTGTATCCAGCCATCTCTTTATTATATTCTTCTTCAGTAATAATTTTTTTTTCATTCTTATTTCTTGTAAGTTCGGTCTTGATTCGTTTGAAGTTCATTAACCCCTCGCACTTGGTAATGAAACTATGACATCCAGAGCAAACAAGTTGGCATAATTTAATTTCTTCAATAATCTCTGATATATCACATCCTTTGTTTATCATACTACTGATACTATCGTTTTTATCAAACATATTGAGATGATCGAAATGAAATCCATATCTACAAGCATATGGTTCTCGACATACGGTACATTCATCTATTCCACTTTCTCTTAAGAATGTTTCCACACCAACCCATAGTTCTTGTCGTAAAGGTTCATATTGGCTCCAACACGGAGAACATAATTGTCTTCCTTTCCATACCTTCATTAAATTTTCTTTTGCATAACATTTGATAGATCCACATTCTTCACATGTTTTGAGAGATGCTTGAAACAAGTCGTTGAAATCGTCATCTGGTATCTCCATATTCAAGAAATACGGTTTATCACGATTGTATAATTCTTTCCAAAGTCCAGATACCTTGTTAGGAGATATGTCAAAATGAGATGCCACAACATGGAGTTCTTCTTTAGTATCCAATGATGTCACGTGGTTTTCTTTGACATAAGTTCTAAAATTTTGATAGAGATTTTCATGTTCGTCCTTTTTAAGCGGGCAATTTACGGATGATTTGGAATGTCCTTCACCATTTAATCCATTTACAACACAAGCAGAGCAACACACCATTTTAATTAGTTTTTATTATGGCTATTTTATTTGATAAGCAAATCAATTTTTTGTAAAATACACACAGGCATTAAAAGCATTAAAAACATTAAAAACATTAAAAGCATAAAAAAAACATGTACGTTTGAATAATTTATTTTTTATTTTTTATTTTCTAGTTTTATTCTTGTTCTTATTTTTTCTAGTGGTCTCGGTTTGTTTGGTTTGTTTGGTTTGTTTGGTTTGTTTGGATGGTTTTGGTTCCTCGACTTGCTTAGATTCCTTGACTTGCTTAGATAGTCTTCTAGAAGACCTACGAATAGGCACTAGAGCTTCATAATGGTTCTCTCCATTATAGAAGAGGAAGATGGGTGGTTTTTTGGCTTTAGAACTACCACAATAAGGAATGACATTGTAACTAGACTTATTGAAAGTACTAATAATAATGATATTAGTGCGAAATATCATGGCAGCAATCAGTATTTCGGCGGTGCTACCCCAAACATTTTCTTCAGAGAGGCTTTCACCTGTACTTTCGTCAGTACGAACATCATTGGAATCAAATTCACTTCCAATCAGAGCTAGTTGGAGCTTTGACTTAAGAGAGTTCTCGGGATAGGAGCCAGTTTTATCAAATTTCTGATAAAATTGACATATTTTCTTGCGAATTTCAAGATGCTTATTCTCATTTTGATACAAGATTTGAGAAATTGACCGAAACAAGCAATCACCTTCACCTTCATTTTCAAATTTACTGAATAATTGTTTGTAATTCAATGAATGTTTGGTGAATTGAGTATCTTCATATATTTTTTGCAGAGTATCAACAGTGACAGTCATATTTGATTTTGTAATATATAAAAAACTAAAATCCGAATCAATTTTTTATGAAATACTAATTTTTCTTCTTTTTGCTTTTCTTTTTATTGTTAGGGTTGTTGTTAGGGTTGTT